CAATAAACCCTGTGGGGTTTGATGAGCAAAAAGCTATCTATAATAAAGGAACTATGTACGACATAGAGTTTTTACTAAGAGCTGCTACTGGATACACAATGAGAAGTGAGCTTAGAAATGAACTTACCTCAGATATTGGATATTATGCTCGTAGGCAAGTCGAATTACACCTAGGTCCCAAACTTCGTTATAGAGGGTTTATTTCAAATATAATTATTAATCATTACCTATTTGATGAACGCATGGTTCCTACTTTAACTAACCTAAGTATTGGTTTTGCTCGTTTGCCCGATTTTGCCAATACTAATACTATAAATCCGTATCTTATAACTGTCGGAGGAAATTAACTATGATTTTTGCAGATAGCCGTTACGCAGATGGAAATTTTTTTAGAGCCTATAACTCTAAAAAAGGTCAATATGATGTGGTTATTTTTAGAGAAATGCCAAATAGTACAGCAACATTCTTTTACTACACTTGGGTAGAAGGAGACAGACTTGACCTTATTGCAAATGAATTTTTGGGTGACTCAAATTCTTGGTGGAAAATTATGGATTTTAATCCTGAAGTTATTGACCCACTAGACATCCCTATTGGATACCAATTAAGGATTCCAGGTGTCTAATATAATAGTTGGAAAAAATAGAAGAAGAACATCCTATACCGTAGAGTTTCCTACTATGCCCTCATTGGCATCTCAACCAATAAGAGTAGAACTAATACAAAAACAAGGTCATCACGATATTTTAATATTAGAATTTCCAATTGAGATGACTTTATGGGGGTCCATTCTTACTACTGGAATCCCTGTTAAATTTACGTGGAAACAGGACCACTTAGTAGGTACGTGGCTTGGGTATGTTTCTTTTGTCGAAACAGAAATTGCTGCACAACGTAAAAGAATTACTCAAGTTCATTGTATAGGTGCAGGATTTCCACTAAAAGACCGCGGAACTAGAATATTTACTGATGTAACTATTCCTGAAGTTGTAGAAATTATTGCAAAAGAGTTTAATCTAAAATATGTTGGAGAAAATCATACGCATAGATTTGACCAGCTAATTCTTTCTGGTGACTCTTATTGGGGTTGGATTCAGGAACAGGCACGAAAAATTGGATATGCTGCATTTATAGAGGGTCCTAGTCTTGTATTTAGACCTTTTGATAAAGTTATTGACCATGACGTATACGACACGCCTATTTTGTCAATGTTTGATAGAGACACTCCAGGAAATGTTATGGAACTAGATAGAACATTGGACTATTTTCGAGCAGTTAAAGGCGACCATATTGAAACTGATTTAGATGTTCGTTCGGTTAAAACAGTTGCAGGTATTGACCCCGTAACTAAGGCTCCTATTTTTTCCACAAAAAGCCCTGCAGATGTTGGTGCAAACCTTAGGTCTAGTGCTAGCGATGTGCTATTTAAAGAACATAGGCCAGATAAAGTTGTTCATGACAGATTTGGTGCGGAAACATCTGCTGAAGGTTCTGCGCACATGGCAAGGTTTAACATGCCAGCAAAAGTTAAGTGCCAGGGAGATGTTAGGATAAGGCCATATTCTCCTGTATATGTCAGCGGTACTTCTGAATCAACTGATGGTTATTGGATTGTTAAAGATGTGACTCATAGTTTGCTTCACTCAGGAGAATATGCTATTGAAATGACTATTCTAACAGATGGTACAAAATCTAACGTAACTGGTGGTAAGAGACTTAGCACGTCAAGTGTTGTAGGAACTATTGACGTGGAAAGTAGAATTAATTCAAAGCAAAATCTTTCAAATAGATTTGATAGTAACCATATTGCTTTAAATAATTCCGATAGAATAGTATTTGAGGGAAAACAAGGGTTTAATAAAACTCAAGCACGTTGGCAATACAAAAAAGGAAGCAAATAATGCCAGATATTTCTAAATTAAAAGAAGCGGCAATTGGTCTTCCATTTACTATTTCTTCTCAAAACATAGTTTCATATACTACTGATTACTCAAAAATTTGGGCAGATAGAGTCAGAAGTGCAGTTGGCACATTAATTAGGGAACGAATAATGAACCCTAAGTACGGTTCAAATGTACCTACTCATCTATTCAATACTCAAGAGGATATGAGTAATAAACTTACTCTTGAAATTGAAAAAGTATTTTCTGGGTATTTGCAGTTACTTTCTCTGCAATCAGTTAACGTAACCTTTAGTGAAAGTGACAATATCATTTATGCAGATGTTACGTATTCTTTACCGAGTCAGGCTGCCGAAAGTTTGGTTATCGGAATTGCAACCATTTCTAATAACTCTCTTCAAGAGGTGAAAGTTTAATTATGATGAACCCCAATGACACAGGATTTTCTGCGGATTACACCAACAGAGATTACTATTCAATTAAAAACGCCTTAATTAAGCGAGTTCAAAACAGCATTAATACTGGAACTATTCAGTGGACTGGTCAAGACCCTTCTGACTTTGGTGTTGCACTTGTAGAGGCTTTTGCTTATGCGAGCGACTTAGTAAACTACTACATAGATAAAGTTGCTAATGAAAGTAACCTAGCTACAGCTAGCCAACGTCAGAGTATTGTAAATATTGCAAAAACATACGGGTATACTCCTGCTAATTATCGAGCTGCAACTTTGCAACTAACTTTTTCTAACTCATCCTCAACCGCTCGTACGCTGGGTGTAGGAACTCAGTGCTATGGAAATGTAATTGCTAATAATGTTACTTCTCAAGTTATTTTTAGTACTACTACAGATGTTACCGTTCCAGCTATTTCTGGAAGTACTCCAGGAACAGTAACTGTTTATGCTTCAAATGGAATTTTAAGCACTACAGTTTCAGGAAATGATGCTACTTACGGTGAAAAAATTGGTACATCTAATGGATATACTAATCAAACTATGAGTTTTTCTAGCGATACGGTTGTTGATAACTCGCTCATACTTTACGTTAAAACAGGAAGTTCTTACGCTAACTGGAATCAAGTCTCTAAATTATCAGACTACGGTCCTTATGACTACGTTTATTCTACCGATATTGATGAATACGGAAACTTTTCTGTAGTTTTTGGTGATGGTGTAAACGGTGCTATTCCTTCTAATGGCTCTGTTATATACGCTAAATATTTAATTGGTGGGGGACAGCTTGGAAACGTAACTACGGGTGTAATTACTAACATTCTTAGTATTCCTGGCTATGTTGGTGTCTATAGTGGTTTGTCAGTTACTAACTCCACAGTTGGAGTTGGTGGAGCAGACCCAGAAAGTAACACATCCATTAAATTTAACGCTCCGCAAGCATTGACTGCTTTAAATAGGGCCGTGACTCTTAATGACTTTTCAAACCTTGCTTTAGGTGTTTATGGAGTTGGAAAAGCAAATGCGATTGCTTCCACAAGAAGCTCAGTAACTCTATATGTTGCACCAGAGCAAAGTTCTACAACTACAGATTTATACCCTGGATGGAATTCCACAAATTCAGCAACTACTGCAGCATGGACGACTCTTCAAACAGCTGTTATAAATGTAATAGGAGGAACTACTGGTGCGAATGGAAATTATATTCCTGGAAAATGCCAAATAGGAACTACAGTTACGTATTCTCCACCTACATATATTCCAATTAAACTTTCCGTTATTTATCAAAAATCAAACACCGCTGTTGCACCAAATGTTGAGCAGGATATTACTACAGCTCTTCTTGGCGTATTTAGTTACACAAATATGGTTTTTGGTGACACAATATACCCAGAAGATATTGAAACGGTAATTAAAAGCGTTCCTGGTGTTGCTAATGCTAAATTAACTTACCTATACAGGTCTTCAGATAGTGCTGCACGTACAACTCTTTTGGGAGCTCCAAATGAGATATTTGTGTTGCCAAATACTACTAGCAATATTATCCTCGCCCCAACAAGTAGCGATGCTACTTTGTCTGCGATTGGAATTAGCAGCCCAGCAAGTGCTTGGAGTCCAAGTCTCACAGCTGGCGTGTATTCTTACTCTTCCAGTACGTCATCGGTACAGACATATAATATTACCGCTACCGCAACAAATGCTGGAGCTACCATGACATTTGGACTTGTAGGAGGAAGCATGTCTACCTTTACAGGAAGCTTTACTACAGCAACGCTAAGTAGTAGTGGAAACTATTATTACGTACTTAACATCACTGCTAGTGATGGAATTACTACCAATAAGTACTACTTTACAATTACTAAATCATAATGATTAAAGATGTGTACGGAAATACAAGATTTTACGGTATCTACCGTGCTCTTGTAGTTGATAACCAGGACCCTAATGGAATTAGGCGACTACGACTTCAAATTCCACAAGTTCTTTTTGACCAAGTTACTGACTGGGCGTGGGAACAAGAAAATTCTGGGCAATTTTTGCCTGGTATTGGTGATGGTGTTTGGGTAAATTTTGAAGGTGGAGACCCATCTTACCCTGTTTGGGGTGGAACGTTTAGTAAAACAACCGACTTAATTGACGGAGGAAGCGCTTAATATGCTTACTGGAACAATGGCTGTATCAGTCTTACCTATTACCGCAGTAGCATTAGACTACACAACTGTGCAGGTTAGTTGGGTGCAAACAATTGGCGGTTATACTGCTTTTAGATTACTACGTAATCA